TGGGCACGATCCAGGCCTTCCCCTCCCGGCGAGAGATCTCGATCGCCTGCTCGATCGCATCCTTGACGTCCCGAACCCGGCCCTGGTCGTCGCCCCTCGAATCATAGATCGTCCACGACAGATCGTGCGGCATGTTATTCCCTCGCCTCGATCTCGTCGGCCAGCCTCTGGAAGAGCATGACGTCCTCGACGGACGGACCGTTCCCGAGCCTGGCCAGGGCCTCGTTCAGCCGCTCCATCATGACCGGATCGTCCTTCGCCTCGCTCGAGAGACCGAACGAATTCAGGACCTGCCCGATCCGTCGGCACTCTCGGACCCGGTACTCGTCCAGGATCCTCGGGTCACCCAGCATCTCTGATCTGGCCTGCTCGGCCAGCAGGGCCTGCTGTGACCCGCTCAGCCCGCCGTAGCGCTCCCTGAACTTCTTGACCAGCAGGCTCCGGACCAGCGGATCCGCGACGGACCGTGACTCCGCGGCGACCGCCGGCGACGTGGCCATGTACCTGACCAGCCCGTCCTTCATCTGCTCACGGGCGACGGCCTCATCGATCCGGCAGCCCGGGCGACAAGAGTCCAGGACGACCTGGATCGCCCCGAGCAGCCGGTACTCGTCCAGCTTGGTCCTCTTGAAGAAGTCCCAGCCCAGGTTCCGGTTGATGGCCAGGATCAGCCGACCCTTCTCCGCGTCCAGGGCCCGGCGATCGATCCCCGAGGCCCTCTGGCACACCTCACGCAGGACGGATCGGGCGACGGTCTCCGGGATCCCGCGGGTCGTCCGGATGGCCTCGACGAGCTCCCGCTCGGCGGCGATCGGCGTGCCCGATGAGAAGAAGCGCTCCAGGATCTCAGTGCAGCGCCCGGCGGCCCGCGGATCACCCTCGACGAGGGCCCACGAGAGTCCCCGGATGAGCAGCTCATAGACGATGCCAGTGGCGCGCTTCCTGTTCAGCTTGACGGTCGGCATATTCGGATGCCCCCTCTATGCTACTATGTAGGGACCCCGACGATGCCGGGTCTATGCGGCCGATTTTCGGCTCACTTGACGAGCTTCTTCAGCTCCGAGATCGAGCTCTCGATATCCCGCTCGACGTCGTCGATGTGCTCTCCCGAGCTCTCGAGCATCAGGTCGAGCCGCTCGTTCAGGGTCTTGCTCTTCTTCGGCATGACGATCCGCTCGGAGAACGGGCGCCCGATCATGCGCTTGATAGCCCGCAAGTCGTAAGGATCCTTGGAGGTCTGCTTCTTCGAGGCGGCCGACAGGTGCTGCTTCTCGGCCGGGGCGAACAGGTCCTTGCCCTTGTCGACGGCCAGCTCGGCCCGGTTCCCGGTGCTGCCCATGTTCTTCTTCTCGGTCTTGGGCGGCTCCCGCTCGTCATCCCTCGGCTTGGGCGCCTGGTTACGGTCGAAATCCTGCGGCAGCTGCGTGTCCCAGGCCTTGAACGCTCCCTCGTCTCCCCCGACGGTCGGAGAGCCCTCGGGCAGCAGGGGACCATTGGCCACCCCCTCGGGAGCGGGCGCGGCCTCTCCGCCCTCCGGGGGAGCCCCAGCGCCGCCCTCCTCGCCGCCCAGGGTCTGGGGGAGCTCTTCTTCCCCGGGCACCTTCTCGGGCTCCTCGGCACCGCCCTCGGCCCCGCCCGGCTCTCCCTCTTCGGTCGGCGCCTGCATGCCGTCCAGGGTCAGGTCCTCGAGCCGGTCGGACACCCGGCCCTCGCGGATCTTCTCGATCTCCTCGGAGTTCATGTTGAACAGCCGGCGGTAGATGGTCTCGCGGTCCAGCATGCCCTCCTGGGCCGTGCCGGCGATCTCGAAGCGCATCCGCCAGAGCTCGAGCTTCTGCTGCTCGGCGATGGTGGAGGCGTTGGCCAGCTTGATCTGGAAGTCGACCAGGTCCGGCCCGTTGTACCCGAGCAGGAAGAGGTGGATGATGGCGATCTTGTTGAGCTCGGCCACCACGATCTTCTGGACCCGCTCGATGGTCCGGCTGAACCGGACGTCCTGCTGGGCCAGGGTGGCCTTGCTGCCCAGCTCGCCCTCGTAGGACAGGTACGCCTTCGGGATCTTCAGGGCGGCGAAGAGCTTGTTCTGGATGTACTGGACGTCCTCGATGTCGCCGGTGAACTGGCCGCCGGCGAGGGTCGTGATGTCCGACGACTTGTCCCCGCGGACCGGGATGAAGTAGTCCTCGTCGACCGAGAGCGGGTTGTAGCGCAGGTCGACCTGGCCCGAGGTCGGGTCGACGATCTGGTTCCGGCGGAGCTTGGTCTTGATCTGCTCCATGAAGGACTCGATCTGGTCGGGGGCCACGTTGCCCACGTCGATCTTGAAGACCCTGCGCTCCGGGCTCCTGACGATGCGGTAGACCAGCATCGCGTCCTCGATGAGGATCAGCTGGCGCCAGATGCGGCGGGCGGGCTCGATGATGGACGAGCCGTACGGGAGAAAGTTGTCGTTGCCCAGGAGCCTGAAGTGGACGACCTGCCAGTTCTCCAGGATCATGTTGCCCTGGGTGAGCCAGCGGAACCGGACGGCGAACGGGTCCTCCTTGTCGTAGCCCTCCTCGCGCTCGATCTCGTTGATGGGGATCGGGAGGAGGTTCAGGATGCCGTTCTGCTCGTTGGCGTCGACGAAGAGGACGAAGTCGCCGTACTTGCACAGGTTCCTGACCCAGGACCAGATGTTGAACTCGATGTTGACGATGTCGAAGAAGAGGGTCTCGAGATCGCGCTTGATCTCTGGGTTCTGGCTCTGCACCTCGAGGATCTGGTTCTTGTCGTTGAAGGCGGTGGTCTCATCGGCGAAGATGTCCAGGGAGCTGGCGATCTCCGGGGTGAACTCCATCTCGGAGTAGTCCGCGTAACGAGACAGACGTTCATATTGTCCATAAGAAGCAAGGCTATGGACGTACAATGACGACAATTCTTTTTTGTACGCGCGAGCCGTTCCTTTAGGCTCGTACAGCTTCTCACCAGACGCGATCTTGTGGCGGACGATGGGACCCGAGCGGAAGAGGCGGGTCAACCGCTTCCACACCGACTCCTGTCTCTGGATCAGCTCATCGGGCATAGTCTAACTACTTCAGCAGCCAAGAGAAGTCCTCGACCTCGCCGTGCGGCAGCCGGATCTTCATGTCGTGGTGCCGCTGGCGGAAGGGCTTGAGCTGGCTCTGCTGGCCGAACCGGGGATCCTTGGCGACGCCCTCGATCTGGGTGTGCATGACCCGGTCGACCGAGGTGGCCTCGAGCAGCTTCTTCTTGACATCCGTCGTGACGAAGGTCGGGTTCATGAATGTGTCCCGCATCCAGGCGGCGGCGGCCGCCGACATCATCAGGTCGTCGTTGTAACCGCGCATGGCCTCGGCCCGACCGTTGTTCCAGATGAACGTCCGGGCCTCGTCCAGGGTCCGCCTCGAGCGGAAGATGATCGAGTGGTTCCGGATGTACTCCTCGAGCTTGGCGATGATCAGCGGCCGGTTCTTGGGCGACATCGTGAACCCGGGCACCAGATCGTCCGAGATGACGCTCCAGAGAGCGTTGATCGCCTCCCCGGGCCTCTGGTCGCCCTTCCGGGAGTAGTAGAGGTTCTCGTAGAAGAGCAGCTTGACGTGCTCGATGCATGCCATGCCGATGGCGTTGTTCTCGATGACCAGCAGGGCCCTGTTATACTGCCGACCGAGATCGACCGATAGTCTGGCGAGCTCGTCGACGGGCACCTTCCCCTTGTACTCGGCCACCTGCTCCATGCTCGAGACGTCGAAGACGTGGACGGCCGAGAAGTCACGGCCGTCGCCCCGGGCCACGTCGACCGTCTCCAGGTACTGCTTCCCGGCCTGTGCTCTCGCCCAGATGTAGAGGTTCCGGTCGAAGTGCTCACGGGCCATCGGGTCCAGGACGCACCGGTCGATCCACGTCAGGCCGGCGGCGCCGATGACCGTGTCGCCCGATGACAGGAAATTGCACTCGAGCTCCTGGGCCACGTCACGCGGGGACATGTTATCCCGCTTGATCTCTCCCCGGAACCACGGTGACGTCTTGAAACCGGGCCGGTCGGGGTCGTCCTCCAGTCCATTGACGTGCTCAGGATGCCTCCACCACATCAGGGTGGTCGGGTGGAAGTTGTTCGTGCCGGCCTCGGCCTCGACGAAGATCTGGTGGAACTTGTTGCCGACGCCGTTCGGGGTGGACAGGATGATGACCGAGCCGCCCGCCTGGATGGTGGGGGCCAGGCCGGTCCAGAGCTCGTCGAAGCCCGGGACGAAGGCCGCCTCGTCGATGATCAGCAGCGACAGGGCCTCCGATCGTCCGGCGTCCTGGCTCTTGGCGATGGCCTTGACGAACGAGCCGTTGCTGAGCTCGATGGAGAGCTTGTTGTCGGTCACGGGCTCGGCCAGGACGAGCCACGGGGGCAGCTTGTCCAGGGCGGTCTTGACCTTCTTGATGATGTTCTTGGCGGTGTCGGCCTTGGTCGCCATGACGACCACCGACTTGTCCCGGTGGAACATGATCAACCAGGCGACGTACGAGGCCGTGATCTCCGAGATGCCCAGCTGCCGGGCCTTCAGGATGACGTTCTCCCGGTGCTCCCGGTAGTCCTGGAGCAGCTGGACCTGGTAGTTGAAGAGGTCGAACGGGATCAGGCCCCGGACGGGATGCCTGATCTTGACGTACTTCCGGATGAAGTACGCCGGGTCCCGGCCGCACGCGATGATCTCAGCGCGCAGCCCATCCTTGCTCAGGTGGGCAGGCAAGGATCACCTCAGTCGCCGAGCTCGAAGAAGCGCCAGCAGACGTACATGTACCTCTCATTCAGAGAGACCTTCTGCACGCTGAAGTTCGCCTTGTCCTTCAGCTC